TTGTAGGGTCGATGAGGGTTGCGGTGAGTGCCAGGGCGATGAATGCGGCGGTGCCGGTGAGGAATGCGGCGGGGCCGTGGGTGAGGGTGAAGGCGACGCCGATGGCGAGGCTGAGACACGAGGCGGTGGCGAGTGCTGCCGCGAGGATATTTTTTATTTTCATTTTTCTGTATCAGATGCCGTCTGATGCGGTTTTTATTTTGCCGGTTGCCGACCGACTCGGGCAGGCCGTTGGTGGCCTGCGGAAATGAACCTACGGAGGTTCAGAATGGAGCGCAAGAATTATTTTTATTTTTTTGAAAATATATTTATAGAAAACGCTTGACACTTGCGGAGGCTGATAAAATCAAGCTCGGCGGGTGGCTAGGGAACTTTTGCGAGCGGTTTTTTCTTTTCGTATCCCCAGTAAATTTCTTGGACGGGGGAAATAATTGCGATGCGTTGCGGGGGCATTTCGTCGGGTCTGAATAGCTCTGAGGCGCGGTCGCCGTTGCGCCAGCGGGCGCGGAAAATGTGGGCGCTTGCGCCGGTGTAGGGCCATCGAGGGCGGCCCACGCTGGTGAGCTCTGGGCGGATTTTTAGGGTGACAGGTGCGGCTCCCAGGACATTGCCATTCCAGTCGACGATGCCGCCTGGCGGGCTGGTTTCGATGAGGATTTCAACGGGCTGCGCCACGGGCTCGGCGCGGCGGGTGATGGGCTCAGGTTTCGGGCTGGCGCACGCAGCCAGGAGGAGAGCGAGAGCGGCAAGGAGTGGTTTCATGGCTGGTGGCTGGTGGCTGGTGGCTGGTGGCTGGTGGCTGGTGGCTGGTGGCTGGTGGCTGGTGGCTGGTGAGGTCGTGGATTTGTCCTATCCAGTTTGGCGGGAGCTCGTGTGTTTGGCTGTTGAGGATCCACCATCGAAGGTCGCGGATGGTGTGATGAGGTTCGGCCCCCCGCTCTGGGGCGCGGCTTTTCCCGATTTTTTTGTTACTTCTGTTTTCTTAGTGATGCCGTAAATCGTGGCCTCAGCGGCAATTTCCATAAGAGCCTGCCGAGCCCACTGGCTGCGGGAAACTCCGCCTGCTGCGGCGAGCCGGTCTATTGCGGCGCTCGTTTCATCATCAATCGTTGTGCTCACATTTGCCATCCCTTTGCCGGGACCATTTGGCGGTTTTTTTCTTTTTGGCATGTCTGAATATAAATCAAATTTTACTAAAATAAATTTTTTTGTTGCGATTCTAATTAGAACATGACAGGAAATAGTGAGAAGTGAGTATTTCACCCCACTTGTTATGACAAAAATAGTTCAAACCAAAATTCCCGCAGAGGTTGATGCAATCATCACCGCACTGGCTAAAACCCAGATGGTGAGCCGGGCCGCCGTTGTGCGGCAGTTGTTAGTTAAAGCCGTTTTCAAAGCCCGCGATCAGGAGGGCCAAATATGAGCCGGTATCTCTGCACCGCAATGGATCCGCTGCGCGGTCCGTTTAGCGACTACGTGGACGCCATCAGCCGCACGGCCGCCCGGGTGCGGTTTTTTGAAATTTTCGGACTCCGGCCGTTTTTTTGCGTGGAGGTGGACAAGTGATCACCCCTGATGCGATCCATTATATTGGCTGGACCTGGGAAGCGGTCTGCGCAATCGGGCCGCTGGCGGCGCTGGTTGCGCTCGCCTGGAGGGTCGGCACATGATCGAGCAGCATTATTCCCCGGCGCAGCTCTGCAAGCTGTTGGGGTTGTCGAGGACGGCGCTGCATGGGCGGCTGCACGATGGGACGCTGCCGCATGTGCGGATGGGGGATCGCATCTTGGTGCCGGAGTCGAGCGTTAAGCGGGCGTTGGATGCCGGCCGGTCTGGGTCGGGGCTCTATAGCCGCCCACCTCGGGGGTTGGCGTCTACCCTGTAGCTGGCGGGTTTTTTGTTTTTTTATGGAATCCACCCCCTTGCAATCCATGCAGTCTGCCGAGTCTGCCGCGCCTTTTCTTTTTTCGGAAGAGGAAATCGGGGCGGAGAAGCTGGAAGCTGTTGGGGAGTTCTCGGGAGAGAGGTTGCTGACCCGCCGCCCGGAGACTTACCGGGCCGTAGTGCGGATGCTGGCCGAGGGATTGAGCATGTCGAGCATTGCCCGGGCGCTATCGGTGAGCCGGAACACGGTGGCCGCGGTGCGGGAGCGGGAAGGGTTTTCTATAGAGCAGGAGAAAAAGGATTTGTTGAGGGATGTGCGCCGAGCTGCGCGACTCTCGGTGGAGAGGGCCATCGAGTTGGTGCCTGGGATCCAGAGTGCCAAAGACGCGGCCATCGTGGCTGCGGTAATGATCGACAAGATGCAGCTTCTCAGCGGGGAGGCGACTGCCCGGGTCGAGCGGGTCGAGGTTAGCCAGGACAAACTCTCGGAGATGCTGGCGAGCCTGCCGCTCCTCGAGGCCGAGTTGGTTCCTGTAACCGGTCCACACGGGAGCGGGTCGGGACAAAAGGGGCCGGCTGGATCGGGTGCCGGGAGCGGATCGGGATGCCAGCCGGAGCTGGTCTCTGATATGGAATCAGAAGGCTTCGCCTACGCAGAAGGGTTGCGGGTCGCCACTTTGGACACCACTTGCGCCGTGCAGCGGGTCGATGGCGAGGCCGTGGTGGTCGATCAGGAGGGGGGGGAGGGGGTCGGATTTTCGGACACCCCCCCCACTATACCCACTGGTTTGGGTGAACAGAAAATTTTTAGCAAAGGGTCTTCGTCGCAGGAGGCCGCTGAGGAGCTTTCCACTAACTAACCTTATGTCATCCCACAAATATAAAAAAAACGCGGCGGAGGCCGCTGCTGTGCCGCCGGAGCCGGTGGCTGAGTCGCCTGTGAAGGTGAAGGTGTATCGCCCGACGCTGAACCGCCACTTGATGCAAGTGCAGATTCCCACGGGCGAGGCGGGAATGATGCGGGTGGAGCTGATGCGGGTGAAGGACAGCCGCTTCTACCGCCCTGGAGAGATGGTCCCGGCGATGGCTGGGGAGCGGGATATCTGGCTGCCACTGAAACAACGGTTTGCGCCTGCGATTGGAACTTTATGAAAAAAACAACAACCCTGTATCAAAATGCGGCTGTGAGCGTTGCGCTTTACCGTCGTTTTCTTGAGCAAAAAAAAACAACCGCGAAAAAATGAAATTACCCACAGAGAACACAGAGATGGAGTGGCGGGATGCTTCAGTGACGCTTCCTAACGATGAAGAGACGGTCATCATCCACACAAGGCATGGTGAAGTCTGGACGGGATTCCTTGATGGCGATGTCTGGCGCAATGTCGCTGGCAACAGGATTTACGACTATGACCCGGTCTTGCATTGGATGCCGCTGCCGAATCCCCCGAAGGAGGCGAAATGAATACACGATTGATTGTCATCGACACGGAAACGGGGGGGTTTGACCCCTCGAGGCATGCGCTCTTGAGCGTGGCGGCGGTGGACTCCTCCGATAACGAGGCGTTTACGGCGATTATCAAGCCGAATCCGGAGTGGATTTGCGAGCCTGAGGCGTTGGCGAAGAATGGCTTTACGCTGGATTTTCTGGAAAAAAACGGGCGGCCGGAGCGGGATGTCATTCAAGACCTCGCTCTGTGGCTGGGCACGCGCCGGTTCTCGGTGCTGGCTGGCTGCAATGTGGCGTTTGACCGCGACTTCCTGCGGGCGGCGTTTGAGCGGCATGACCTGACTTGGCCTATGGGCAAGATGGTGGACCTGCAGGCGGCCGCGTGGCTCGCCTATGAGGCGGGGGCGCTCAAGCTGCCTGTGGGCAAGGATGGCCAGCCTCGGCTCAACCTGGACCACATAGCGGGGGCGCTGGGGTTTTCCCGCTCTGGCAAGACGCACAACGCGCTTGAGGATGCGCTGATGACGCTGGCGTGCTTCCACCGCGTGCGGCGGACGGTCGAGATGGCCCCAAGGATTCTCACTGTATGAGCAGCGTCGATTTTGACCAACACCAGACGGTGGCTCTCAAGGATTTCTCGTTGCAAGCGCTGCACGGCTGCGATGCGCGGGTGGGCTTGATCTCGGTGCGACAGAGCCAAGAAGTCTCGACGGCGTGCGACCGGTGGCTTGCCTCCAGGGGCGTGCGCACTGGGAGCTTTGGGGGGAATTGGCAGAGCCAAAAAGGAAAAAAAAAATAGTATGTCAAACTGGATAAAAATGCGCAGCAACCTTTGGGATGATCCTCGGATCGCCAGGATTTGCGACATCACAAACAAGCGCGAAGCTGAGGTCATCGGCGGGCTGTATTGGATATGGTCAATGGCCGACGATCAGAGCACCGATGGACGGCTTGAAGGACTTTCCCTTGGAGCTATCGACCGCAAGACGGGAATTAAAGGACTCGGAGCCACCTTGGTAAAAATTGGCTGGATTTTGGAAAGTGAAGATGGCGTTGAGATTGCACGCTTTGATGAA